GATGATGCGCTTGTTCATCTTGGGGTTCGTGACTGGTCGGCAGTCTTGACCATAGGTCGTGCGCGGGTTGCCAAAGGTAGCGAGCATAAAGGCGTTGCCTGTGCCCTGTAGGCCAGCGTTGATGCCCGCCGGGACTTTGATCTCGTCGGTTGGTTTCATGGTGGGTCCTAAAATGAAAGGTGCTGTTCCAATCCGGGTATGTATCCTTCCGGTCCCATACGGTGACTGGGGCTTACAGTGACCCGGATTGGAACAGTGGTGACGAAGCTCTTGGATTTGAACCAAGGACATCGGGCTCATGAGGCCCGCGCTCTACCGGACTGAGCTAAGTCGTCGTGATTGAGGTGGGGAGTGCTGAGAGTTTCCGTGGGAGCGAACCACAGGTCAAAACTCGCGCACACTCCCCAGTCATCATGCTGAGCGCCCACAGCGCCGCACTGTTATGCGGGCGTCGATGGGAAACAGGTCAGCACTGACTTTGAATTTGCGTAGGCTGCTCAGAGTTGTTGAGCTACTTAGACTTGCACGTTCTCTGCAAGTTACCTGCCTGAGATCATCAGGACTTACACAGTGCCTACCAAGTTTGGCGATGCCGCCAGCCTGCGTATCACTGTATCCCGCCATGCGGGGTCTTTTGCATAACGCACGTCAACGATGTCAGCTTGCCACTGAGCCTTGCTCGCGTAGCCCTGTATCGCGCCGCCGTTACCACCATCGGGCGTCAAGAGACTAGGCTCTTTGCCAGTGGTGTTGGTGTGCTTGTAGGTAAGGAATGATAGAGCCTGCTTCTGCCGGGCCACGTCTCCGCTGTTGACAGCGTCGTTGTAGGCTTTCAGTTCAGGGTCGCTCAAGCCACCCTTGCTCGCCCATGCGGCAGCCACCTTATACGTCTCCTGAGTGAAGCCGCTTTCAGTAAGTGCAGCATTAGTGCGTGCTTCCGCAGCTACTCGGCCATCTTCAAGATAGCCTTCAACGTAGGTTCGGGGGATGCCAATCTTGGCGAACGCTGCAAAGTCCTCGTCGTCAAGCTTTCCATTCTTGGAGAACTTGTCGGAGAGTGCTTCGTAGTCGAGGCCAGCTGCCTTGGCCGTATCGACAGCCATCTTGTCCATCTCCGCCGGAGTGGTGGGTGTCTTGTCGTCAGGCTTCTTCTCGTCTGGCTTAGCACCAGCCGCTGGGACAGCAAGGAGAGCGTCACCGTCCTCCACAGGGGTGGCTTCATCCTTGGGTTTGGACAGTTCAGCGATCTTGGCACGCAGGGTGCCCATCTCGGTCTCTGCCGCACTGTACGAAGACGCCAACTTGGACACGTCACCACCAAACTTATCTTGGAGGACGGTGTTGGGCTTCGCCGCTTCGGCAGGGGGTGGCGCTTGTGAAGGCGACACGTCTGCCGGGATTACAACGGATGTCATTTCAGTCATACTACATCGACTGGTAGGTTACGAACTTGCCGTTAGGCTTCTTGACCTTGAGTACGTAGGGGCGCATGGCGTGTTCGCCAATCTCTCGGCCTTCGCTTGGGATACCACGAGCTACTGGCTCTGCTGTATCTGTGACGTTGGCCACCTGTACTTCTGGTGCAGACGCCTTTGCGCCTGCCTTGGAGTTGTCTGACATATTAGCCTTTCTCAGGTTGCATTGCCTTGCCAACTTGGTTGACGAGGTTTGGTGTAGCCGACGCGGCTAGAGCCATCGTCTGCTGCTGTTGCTGCTCTTGTGCCACTTGCTCACCAGTCTTGATCAGCTTACCCACCTCAAGGTTCAGCGCTGTTGCGCGTCGCGTCAGGTAGTCAGACATATCAAAGTATTGGAGAGCGGTAGGGCCAAAGCGTTCAACGGCACCACCAATGAGCAGGTCCAGCTTCTGCAAGTCGTTTCCACGACCAAGAGCATCCATGCCTGTGATGATGGTGGGGAGCACCAAGTCCTTCGGGAGTGAGCCTAGGCCATCCACGTCGGCCAGCGTAAGCTTTGCGAGAGGTAGCTGTAGGTCCTGCGAGAGGACGGAGTAGGTGCCGCCGAGGGCATCTTCTAGTTCACGTGCCATGAAGCGGATTTCCTCAGCAGTCACGCGCTCGCCATTACGCTGAACGGCGGTGTTGAGTAGAAAGGCAAAGCCGAGGCGTTGCTCAATCACATCCATCATCTTCATGGTGACTTGCATGTCAGCGCCACGTTCGGCTTGTACTGACTTGATGTCGCCCTCGTTGCCCACGAGTGCGTCGCCATTTTCAGCGGCGGTGAACTCTTTGGGGCGGATGGATGAGTTTGGTGAGATGAGCCACACCAGCTTCGACACGATGGTGGATGACCCTAGCATTGCTTCTGTCAGAGTTTCTAAGCTCTGCAGGTCACCGAAGTATTCCTCGATGTAGCCACGGCCATAGTGCTCGCCGTCAATGGAATTAAAGCGAATGGGTATCCAGCGCATACCATCTTCTGTGTATGAGCCGTCGGAGCCGGGGACGCGCAGTCCTTCAATCTCTTGATAGACGCGGTAGCGGTTCTCGGTCCACCAGATGTAGGTGTATAGCTTGTGTTCACTCTCTGCGACCTTGACGCCCTTGTCGGGGCCTTCGGAAGCAGCGGGAGCCTTGTCGGAGATGAGGTCCTTCAATTCCTTTGGGAGAGCACGGTGCTTCATCACTTCACACACGACCAGTTCCAGCAGCTTGCCAGAGTTGTCGCGGCGACAGGCATAGTTATTCAGGTTGAAGACACGCGGCTTGGCGTTCTTCGGAAAATAGAGAAGCACGTTGCCACCAGTGAGCAACTGCCGGAACGCTTGGAATAACGATGTGCGGGTAGCACGGCCTTCAAGGGAGCGCATAGCTTCCTGCTCGACCTCGCTCAGCGCAAGCTCAGCTTCGGCCTTGAACTGCGGGTCCACCTTCAACCGCTGCATTGCTTTTCGAGTTAATGGCAGCTTGAAGAAGGGTGAGTTCGAGGGAAACAAAGTGAGCAGCAGCTTCGAGGACATATTGTTTACACCACGCGAACCAATTGATTGATGCGGTGATGGGTATGTCGTCGAGGCTGTTGCGTTTTCTGGAGGGAACAGGGTCGGAATAGTCAGCAGCGCACACTTTCGAGCGCGGTTGAGGTACTCCGTTCGGTCAGTCGCCAGCGTAGCATAACGACCAGCAACGAACCCGCTCATATTAGAACGAGCCGATGCTTAGGCCGGAACCACCTACCGGGGAAATTGGGTCACGCTCGATCTTGAGGGACGAACGGCCTTTCTTCTTACCTTTCAGGAGGTCCTCATAGCCGTCACCTAATGTAGGGGCTTGGGCTGAGGGTGTAGGCGGGGCAGGCGGGGAGGCGGGGGTTACAGGCTTGGGAGCCTTACTACCGATGCACATTGAATGGGGAGCTTTCCATAGCGCCCCCGTCTAGCTGGCGTTCCATTTCCTGTCTAAGGCGGCCAATCACGTCCTGCTGGCCAATCAGCCGGGGAACCCACGAGGGGTCTACGGGTGGCGCACAAGGTAGGCGGTTGGGGTAAACCTGAGCTAACCAATTGATAAGCTTAGGAGATACTTCGGGAACGTGCTGTTGGGGGAGGGTGGGTTGAGGGTTTGACATGACTACTCCGATTTCGCGGGAGGTCTATGGGTGGCTACTTGGGCTCCTATGCCTAGGAGTTTATCCCTCTCCCGCTCAGCAAAGAAGATGATCTTGTTCAAATCATACAACTTTGAGGTGCCGTCCTTGCGACCAAAGCGGAAGCAAGCCTTGAAGATATTGGCCATGCGGAAGCTCATGCCCACCCCGTCGATCAGGTCGTCGAGGTCACGGGTGCCTTCAGGGACGGTGTAGTAGTCCGTCGAGCCCCCATTGGACTTGTGGGTTGTTTCGCATGGCAGGTCAGGCATCGGGGTTGGGTAGAGTGGCACGTCGGCTTTGCTCTTGCGCCAGTGCGGATTGGTCCAGTGGTCTTCATTCTGCATTGGGTGGGCTCCAGAGTTTAGGTTGGTCGGTGGTGAAGTCGAAGTCTTCATAGCGAAGTATTCGGGCGAGCCGAGCCTGCTCAAGTGTTTCAGCCTCGCTATGTCCTTTGGCAGCAAAGGCTCCTGCCACGGCGACCCATAGAGCTTGTTCATCAGTCAATCCTTCCAGTATTAGTGCTGCTGTCTTTGGGCCACAGCCCTTGAGGCCGGGGTAGCCGTCTGTCTGGTCGCCCACGAGAACCTGCGCAAAGAACTTACGGTCACCCTCGACCTTGCTGATCTCGCGGGGAGCCTCGTCCTTGGATGGGTTGAACAGCCAGCCGGGGATTTGCTCCATGTCCTTGTCGATGGACACAATGATCTTCTTTGCACCGGGGTAGCTGTAGGGCGACGTGCTCATAATACCCATGACGTCGTCGGCTTCGAGGCCGCGCTTAAACCTGACCTGAGGCAATGCGTGTAGCCACTGCTTCATGTGGTCAAGAAGGATGGGTGGGCGGGTGGCCTTACGGTTGGCCTTATAGGCAGGTGACACAGCCTTGCGGAAGTTTGTGTGGTCGGTGACGCAGAGCACATAGTCGTCAGCCTTGAACCGCGTGACCATGC